TGAATTTGTAAATAATCCTCAAGTATATTTCACAACTGTAGGTATGTACAATGATAATAATGAATTATTAGCTGTAGCTAAATTATCAAGACCATTAATTAAAGATTTTACTAAAGAAGCATTAATAAGAGTGAAACTTGATTTCTAACAAATGGGTGCTTACAAACAATTATTAGCTCAAGATATTATTATAACTCCATTTGAGGTGAACAAATTGTTCACCTTTAATGGGGCCTCTCAATTAACAGGTTCTAATGTTGGTATTGATAGATTTATTGGTAAGAATTTAACAGCTAGTTATCAAGGTAATATAGATATTTTTAATCCTAATAATGATCCTACAACAGGACAAATATCAACTCAATATCAACGATTAATATATAACTCAATAAAAGAATTATATTATTCAAATTATTTAAGTGGGAGTTATGGTTCATCTGTTTCTCAACCAGTTTTAATACCAGGTAATGATACTGAAGGAAATGTATTAGTAGGTGGTACTTATACACCATCATTTGATAATTATTTACAAACAACATTATCTTATCCTCATTATTTTCCAACTGAATCAAATACTATAATAGGGGTATTAGCAATACCATCTAGATTATTTGGAGATAATATTCAACCAAATAGTTTTTATTACAAAACATCTAATGGAACATATATTGATGATGGACAAGGAAACCTTATTTCAGGTAGTGACATTGTAGGAAATATTGTATATCAACATGGTATGATAATATTAACTACTGGTAGTAATAGTGTTATTAATACTTTCGCGACAAGTTCAAATGTAACTTGTTCTTTTTCAAGCTCATATTCAATATATGAAACTCAATATAAATGTACAATTAGAGAAAATGAATTTAACTTTAGCCAAAATCCTACTTTATTATCCGGAAGTTCTGATGATACGTTATATGATTTTGCTACTGGTTCTTACTTTACTCCTTATATAACAACAGTAGGTTTATATGATGAACAACAAAATCTAGTAGCTATAGGTAAATTATCACAACCATTACCATCATCTAGAACCACAGATATGACAATATACATTAATATAGATAGATAATCATGAATTTAGTAGAACCAGTTATGACAGTTGAAGATTTAATCAATGATGAAAATTTCGACTCAACCCAATATGAAGGATATATTTATATGACTACATTTTTAAATTTAAATCGTAGTTATATAGGTAAAAAGAATTTTTTCCACACTACTAATGTTAAATTAGGTAAAAAAGAATTAGCAGCATTGCCTGTTACTCGTGGTAAAAAGCCAAGTAAAAAACAAGTAATAAAGGAAAGCGATTGGAAAACATATTATGGTTCATCAACTGAAGTTAAAGAGTTATTAAAAACAGAACCTAAAGATCGTATAATTAGAAGTGTTATACGTTTATGTAAATCAAAGAAAGAATTAACATATTTTGAATGTAAATATTTATTTCAATATGGTGTATTAGAAGATTCATCAAGATGGATTAATGACAATATATTAGGTAAATTTTATTCAAAAGATATATATTTATAACAAAATAATTACAATAATATGACAAAAATATTAAACGAGCAATTCAATAGAATGCTAAAATTAGCAGGTTTAATTACTGAAAATGAAATTAATGAAGAAAACTTAACCGAAAATAAATACATAGCTTCAGATTCTCCTGAAGTAACTGGATTTGAAGAAGAAAATAATAAAATAGTTGTTACTTTATCTAATGGTAATAAAGATGTAATTGAACCAAGAAATTTTGCTAATAAAGAAGCAGGATATAATAAATTTCTTGAGTTATTAAACACTATGAATACTGATCCTAATGCGAAACAAGTAGTAAATGATTACATAGAAATTAAAAGATTTAATGTACTTAATACAAAAGACGTTACTAAACTTTTAGCTGATAATGGTATAGATGAAGAATATTTTACAGCCATGGGTGGTAAAGAAATTGAAGGAGGTTCAAATGAATGGATGGACACAATATCTGACATTACAGGTAAAGATGCCTATGAAGGTAACTTTAGTAAAAAAGATAATATGAAAATACAAACATTTATGAATCATTTAAATAGTTTAGGTATTAAAGTAATATAAAAGATATAAGTAAGCTTGGTTTTCCAAGCTTTCTTTTTTATATTATAATTAATGGTAAATCAACTATTAGTTACATTAATGAATTCTGTACTTAGTACAGGTAAATCAACAGCTAGAGGTAATTATGCTTATACTTGCCCTAAATGTAAACATCATAAACCTAAACTAGAAATATGTCTAGATGAAAATAGCCCTGATTTTCAAAAATTTGGATGTTGGGTATGTAAATTTAAAGGTAAAAAGCTAATAAATTTATTTAAAGCAATAGATGTACCTTCAGATAAAATACATGAACTGAAATCATTAGTTAAAACTGATGCTATTATTGATAAACAAATAGTTAGTGAACAAGTTAAATTACCTGAAGAATATCAACATGTGTTAAACAATCCATCTCATGCTGCTAAACGAGCATTAGCTTATTTAAAAAATAGAGGCTTAACAGAAGATGATATATTTAAATATAATATAGGTTATTGTGAAACAGGAAAATACTCAGATATGATTATTATTCCTTCATATGATGAATCTGGTACTTTAAATTATTTTGTTGGTAGAAGTTATTTACCTGAATCAAATAGAAAACTCAATCCAGATGTATCACGTAATATAATACCTTTTGAAATATTTATAAATTGGAATTCACCAATCATACTATGTGAAGGTATGTTTGATGCTATTTCAATTAAACGTAATGCTATTCCATTGTTAGGTAAAAATATACAATCAAAGTTAATGTCTAAAATAGTTTCATCTACTGTTAAAAAAGTATACATAGCCTTAGATAAAGACGCTATTAAACAAGCACTTGATTTCTGTGAACAATTAATTAATGAAGGTAAAACAGTACATTTAATAGAATTAGAAGATAAAGACCCAAATGAAATGGGTTTTAGATCTTTTATTAAATTACTATACAGTTCAACTCCTCTAACATACTCAGATTTGTTAGAGAAAAAACTATTATTATGAGTCAAATAAAACACTCTTACAATCGAATCCTAGAAATATCTGATGATCATAAACAGATAACTTTACCTGATTCAAGATATTACCGTCGTAATGGTAATTATTATCCAAGTGTAACTTATGTATTAAATTATTATCCTAAAGGAAAATTTTTTGAAGATTGGTTAAAAAAAGTAGGTTACTCATCTGAGTATATTGTTAAAAAAGCAGCCGAAGAAGGTACTCAAGTCCATGAAATGATTGAAGAGTATTTAAATGGTAATGAACTTAATTTCTTAAACCAATATGGTAACCCACAATATAGTCCTGATATATGGTTAATGTTTTTACGATTTGTAGAATTTTGGGAAACATATAATCCTAAATTAATTGAGACTGAAGTTCATTTATTTTCAGATGAGTTAAAAGTAGCAGGTACATGTGATTTAATCTGTGAGATTAATGGTAAATTATGGTTAATTGATTTTAAAACATCAAATCATATTCAACCAACATATGAATTACAAACAGCTGTTTATGGTCAATGTTATAAAGAATGTTTTGGTAAACCAATTGATAATTATGGTATATTATGGTTAAAATCAACTAAACGTAAATTAAATAAAGAAAAAATGTCTGGTAAAGGATGGGAAATAGTAATACCTGAACGTTCACATGAAGAAAACATAGACATATTTAAAACCGTGAAACGTTTATTTGATTTAGAAAATCCAAAAGATGCCCCAGTTTTCACTGAATTTAAAACATCTGCTAAACGAGAATTATAATTTTATTTTTTATCAATATTTATAAGAGACTTGGCATCCCCAAGTTTCTTTATTATATTTACACTGATGATAAAATTATTAGAATTATTAAAAGAAATTTCCCAAAATAAAATGGTGGTCATGGCTGGTGGAGCAGGGGCAGGGAAATCATATCTACTTAATAAAGTAAAATCAAAAGTTCCAGATATCAAAATTCTTAACCCAGATACATACATTGAAGACAAAAATAGTCCAATGTATAATAGCTTAACAAAAGCATCAGCTCAAATTGATGATGTTGATGTACCTGACGCTATAAGTAAAGGAGAATCATTTATTTGGGACACAACAGCATCAAACGCTGCTAAAATGTTAGGTGGAGAATATCGCCGTAAACAAGTTAAAGGTATATTAAATACTGAAGGCTATGATGAAATGATGGTAATGGTTTATACACATCCTATAGTGTCATTTTTACGTAATTTTAAACGTGAACGTAAAGTACCTACAGTTGGAGTATTATCAACATGGAATAATGTTTATGGTAATATAGAAGCATATAAAAATAAGTTAGGTGATAATTTTATATTATATCAAGCGCCTGATAAAGAATTTCAAACACAAATTGATGATTTTAATAACGCTATCAAAAGTGGTAAATTAAAAGAATTTTTTGAAAGTTTATTATCATCAGGTGAATTTAAATCAACATTTAGAAAAGATAAACCTGAATTACAATCTCCAGAAGAAAAAGAAAAAGCTGAAAAAGCTAAAGCTCAATCAAAAGCATTATTAGATACTCAAATTGATAAACTTCAAAAAGAATTTAATAACATTGAAAGTAAAGTTAAAGGTTCTATCACTACTGATGAAAATGAAGTAATAAGTAAAATAGTTAATTTCGTAAAATGAGTTTAGGTAAATATTTAGCTGAAATAATAATTGAACCTACTCCTAAAAAAGTAGCTTTATATCCAGGAGCATTCAAACCACCTCATAGAGGTCATTTTGAATTAGTACAACGCTTATCTAAAGTAGCGGATGAAGTACTAGTAATTATTTCACCTATTGCTCGTGAAGGTATAACAGCACAGCAGTCATTATCGGCTTGGAAATTATATTTACCTTTATTACCTAAAGCTAAATTAGTTATTTCAGATACATCATCACCAGTATCATATGTTTATGATTATATAAAATCTAATCCACAACAAGATATAGTGGTTGCATTTGGTAAAGGTGAAGAAAAACGCTATAACGCGCTTTTAAACAAAGAAAAATATTCAAACGTTAAAATATATGACGCTGGTAATATAGGCGGTTTATCCGCATCTGACTTACGTAATTCTATTAAGTCTAATAATCCAACTGATATAGCTAAATTTTTACCTCAAGGTATTGAAGTAGCAGATTATATGAATGCTTTAGATTTAAGTTTAAGAACTGAACCTCCGTTTAATTCAATAACTGAAAATCAAGATTTAGATTTTTATGAAGCGTTATTATCTTTAACAAAATATTATATAAATAATGGATATAATGTTTATCCATTACCTAAAATAATTATTAATAATGACACTAAAAATGCTGCTAAAGTATTAGGTAAAACAGCATATTATGACCCAGCAAATAAATCAATAACTTTATACATAACTGGGAGACATCCAAAAGATATATTAAGATCATTTTCACATGAAATGATTCACCATATACAAAATTTAGAAAATAGATTAAATAATATTAATACTACTAATACTAATGAAGATGATTATTTAAGTAAACTTGAACAAGAAGCATACTTAAATGGTAATATGATTCTTAGAAATTGGGAAGATAGTATTAAAAATAATACAGTTATGAATGAACAAAAAGAAAAATCAAAATACATAATATTCTGTGATATGGATGGAGTATTAGTAGATTTTGAAAAAGGTTATGAAGATTTAACAGGATTACATACCAAACATGTTGATGTACAAGACAGTAATGAATTTTGGAATAAATTTAGATTATCACTTGAAGAAAAAGGTATGACTGAATATGATTATTGGGTAAATCTAGAATGGATGTCTGATGGTAAACAATTATGGGATTATATAAAACCATATAATCCATATGTATTAACTGCTCCATCTCGTGACCCAGGTTCAAAACAAGGTAAAAAACAATGGGTTGAACAGTTGGATAATATGAAAAATATATATTTCCGCGCTGCTCAAAATAAACCTGATTTCTCAGGAAAAAATCGCATACTTATTGATGACCGAGCTGATACTATTGAAAAATGGAACGCTAATGGTGGAATAGGTATATTACATACATCTACTGAAAATACAATTGAACAACTTAAAAAACTAGGATTATAATGAAAAAAATATTTGAACAAGACTCACCTGAACAAGAACCATCAGGTTTTTCAGCTATGAAAGCTGAATATGATATAGTGGTTACACCTAAAAAATCAATAGATGATACTATTGCTGCTTTTAATAACATTGATAATTATGGAATGTATGTTTCAAATATCAGAAATACAGGTGTTAATAAAGCTGAAATTAATAAAGCTATAGAAGATTATTTTGGACCAAATATTCCTTCTAAACGTAAATCAATTGAAAAACAAACAGGTAAATTATTTCCTATTAAAACAAAACAAGCTATAGATGATTTTATTAAGTCATTTAATTCAAAGCCTAATTTGTTAAAATTTGTTGTTAAAGATGACATGTTGATTTTCCCACAGAAAAATAATCCAACTAAAGATGTAACTAAAAAAATAATCAAAACTGTATTAAATAATGCAGGAATAGATTATACAGTTAAAGAAAAAGAAACAACTATGGAATCTAAAGATATTAAATCATTAAAAGAAGAATTAATATCTAAAATATACAAAAAATTAATCTAACATATAATGTTAAATAAAGAGTTTCAAAAAAAAGACGTCCAACGTCTTCGTAACCTTGTAAAAGGTAAATACGGAGATAAAACAACAGTTGGAGTAGGTTATTCAAAAAAATATGAACATCATGAAGAAGGTGATATTTGGGAAGAGAACGGTAGACAATGGACTATTAAAAATGGTATAAAACAAAATGTTACTAAATTAGATTTAGCTAAAGATGCTCATGTTTTACCATTATTATGTCCTAAGTGTACTAAACCAATGAAAACACATATTGATAAACCTTTTTATCAGGTACATAAAATGTGTTTAAATTGTGTCACTGAATTTGAAACAAAACTTAAAATAGAGGGTAAATGGGAAGATTATCAAAAACAAATGTATAATAATGCCATTAATAATCTCATAAATGATTTTAAGGATTGGGCTGATGATGAATTAAAAGAAAACAATAAATCAATTTCAACAGAAGATGGTGTTATTGAGAATTGGATTGGTGGTAATAAAGATAAACTAAAGAAAAACATTGATGATTCATTAAAGTATTTAGAAGATCTTAAAAATAACTCGACAGATTCGTAGCGTAGCTACTATGTTTCACCTAATAAAATAAATATGGACCGTGATCGACAATCAAGAAAAAATAAAAAATCTCGAACTATTAAGCCAAATAATATTAATGGTTGGTATGTTCTTCAATCCATTAGGATTCGATATCCTTTTTTACTTAGTCATGAGTTTAACCAATTCATATCTGATTACAACACTTCTTTTTTACCTGGCGTCAGCTTGTTGCTTTGGTGGGTATTTCTTCTTGCGTAGAAAATTAAAGAATAATAAGTCTTAACATATTTATACCATATAATATAATCATAATGGAACAATTTAAAAGAATGCAGCAATTAGCTGGTTTAATTACTGAAGGTATGGAAGCATACGAATATGAAAAAGGTAAAGAAGCTGGTGAAAAAGCTGAAAAGAAAAAAATGAAAAAATCTGAATTAAAAAAGCAGATTAAAGAAATGATATTAGCTGAAATGAATATTGATTTATCTAATGATGATAAATTTTATGATTTCTTAGCTGAAGGAGAATTAACAGCTGATTCATTATATAAGATGTTTGAAAAAGAAGATCTAATTGATGATAGACGTGAATATGATGAAGAAGATTTAATGGCTGCTTACCCTGGTTTATCTCAATCTGAAGCTGAAAAATTAGTAAATAAAATATCAGATGGACTAAATGAAGCTAAGAAAAAGAAAGATGAAGAAGTAGCGGATGTAGAAATAGACGCTAATGTTGATATGGGTAATGAAATGGACATGGGTACTGAAATGGATACTACATCAGTTCCAGCTGCATCAGATGTTCAAAAAGAATTAATGGACGCGTTAGAAGCAGCTAAAGCATCAGGAGATGAAAAATTAATTCGTCAAATTGGAAATGCTTTAACTTATTTTACTCGTAGTCAAGTATCTAAAGAAGAAGTTCCAACAATGAATGAACAATTAAGTACAGATGCTATAGAACAATTAGAAAATTTAGCTAATATGGAAGATTTAGGTGTATTAAAAGCCAAACTTCGTATTTTATCTTCAGACTGGATGCAAGAGGGATTTGATAGAGAAGATATTATTGAATATATAGCTGATTTTATTAATAAAATATAAACAAATGAAACAAGAATTATTTGAAAACATGCAACAAACATGGAATATGTTTGTAGCAGAGCATAATGGTAAAACTAAAGTAGCTCAGGGTCGCGCTAGAAAATTAGCAAGTGAATTAAAAAAATTAGCTACTGAATATAAAAAAGCTTCAGTTGCTGAAGCAAAAGCATAATTATGAAAAAATCAGATTTTATTAAATTAGTAACTGAAATACTTTCAGGCAAATTAAATGAAGAATTTAATCCAGCAGATAAAATAACTCTAGATGTTCCGTTATTTATTCGTTTGTTAGAATATGCTCGTGAAGATGCTAAAACAGATATGGATTTACATAATGTAACTGAAAAAGTAATCTCATTAAGTACTGAAGATAAAATTTTAACAATGAGTGATTATAATAATATAGTTACTGCAAATAAAGAAAACATGAATGAAATATATACTTCTAGATTAGAAAAAATTGCTAATGAAATAAGAGCTAAATTTCCTAATCAAGGTTCATATGATCCTGGTGAATTATTTGATGAATACAAAGGTGAATATAATTTAACACCAGAAGAAGAAAGATTAGTTTACATGTTCATTAGAGATAAAGAAAATGCTGAATTAGCTGAATCAACACTTGGTGAAAAGAAATTAACACCAGCTGAAATGAAAAAGCGTGAAGAAATAGTTAAATCAATGAAAAGTACTTTTAAAGGCCCTAAAGCAGCTATGTATGCAATAGCAACTGATAAAGCTAAAAAAGTAGCTGAAGATTTAGATATTGGTCATCAAGATGATGAACCAGATATGTTAAAAGCTGATGTAGCTAGAATAGCTGAATATGCTAATGCTTTATATCAAATGTTAGATAAATTTGATAAAATGCCTGGCGAAGTAGATTTCCCAGATTGGTGGCAGCAAAAAATTCATATAGCTGCTGAAAACATGGATAAAGCTAAACATTATTTAGAATTTGAAATGAAACAACCAGCTATGGATAATATTTCATCAATCAATATAGATGCTTTAACAGAAGTTATTATCACTAGATTAAAATCTAAGAAAAAATAATGACTAAACAAGAATTAATAGATAAAATTAAGTCAATCGCTAAAAGTAAATACAATAAACAAATTGAATTTACTTCAGGCGGTAGAACAAACGTTATTGCTAAATATCCAAGTGTAAATGATGTTTTAGTTGATTTAATGACAGAACAATATGAAATATTTGTTACTGGCGTTGAATGGGTAGCTCCAAAACCAACAACATTTAGAGTGATGTTAGCTAATGGTGATTATTTCTTTTTAACTCATACTGATAGAAGTTGGATAGCACAAATAGAAGGTAAAAATTTTTATTTATTAAATTTAAGTGAAAGAATAGATGCTATGAATGCTATATCTCGTGTATTAAGATATAGTAATGGTAAAAATGAAACATCTGAAACAGCTGGAGCTACAGAAGAAATTCCAGCAGAAGCAACCCCAGAAGAACTTCCACCAGCATAAAAATAAAAAATAACAAATGGATGTATTAGATTTGTTTTTCAAAAAATATTCTTATAAATTTCCAAAAGGATATCCTGACATGAATAATGAGCAGGATATTTTATTATTGGAAAATATACTAAATGAATTAGATATAAAAATAAGTTTTAACGAAGTGAAAAAACCAATTGATTTTCTCTCAGATGAAGCTAAAAAAATAGCACAGAATGTTATTCAAAATTTGAATATTTCTGCAGATGATATTAAAGCTTTATCTAAAAATAAAATAGTAATTTTATCAGATGAACGTCAAAAGATATTTTCTGAATTAGAAAAATTAGGTTATAAACGAGATAGTAATATATCTGGTTCATCACAAGGAGGATTTAGAACTGATAATAATATTGAAATATTAGTTAAACCTAAATCAGCTCAAGGTGAAAAATCTGCTGGTAAGCAAAATGAATCATCGTTTTTAGATTTAATAAATAATAAAGTTAAAGAAAATGATGGTCCAATTACTGTGATTATCCAGAGTGATAAGAAAAAAATTAAATTTAATAATATAGAAGAAGCTAAAGATAGTTCAGTTGAAGGTGCTACACAATTTGCTAAAGCAGATGCTCAGTTAGTTGATGATGAAGGTGAAGTGATAGGTAATATATCACTTAAAAAACGTAATGCTGTTAGATGGGAAAGTTCAAAAACTAGAGAAATTGACGGTATTAATGTGTTTAAAAACTTTATTCAAAAAGTATCAAATAATGCATTTCCAAATGTAAGTTTAAAACCGCTTGATAAGAAAAATAAATTTAAATTATATAATCCTCAAACTAATAAAGTATTATCTAAAGTAATCATCAAAAATACTCCTCCAGATGTAGTTAATGATGTAATATTTGGTAATGATGTTCCTAAAACTATAGTTATTAAAGAAGATTTTGAAAACTTTTCTAATTATACTTTTGAAAACGGAGTTTTAGTTATTAATTGTTACAAAATATATACTGATGTTAAAGATGTTATGGGTACTGATGATGAACCAGTATATGCATTTTCAAATCATATTGGACAAGCATATGGTATCGAATTCAGATCATTCAGTAAAGGATTACTATACAAAGATGATTCATTAAAAGGTTCTAGTGAAGAAATAGATTTTAAAGATCTAAAATAAAAATATTTATTAGTATGGATAAATTAAGACAAATAATTAGAGAAGTGATACAGCAACGCAATCTTAAACCAGATTGTGGTTGTGGATGTAATGGTAAATGTGCTGAAGAAAAAGCACCAATGATAAATGAAAATTTATCACGTAAACCATTATTAAGTGAACACTTACAATACCATGTTGATAATAAAAAACCATTAACAGAAAATACATTTCGTTATGGCTCACCAGCATTTCTTGATTTATGGAAAGAAGCTAGAAAATTATACTCACGTAATTTACTTGAAGTATCAGGTTTAGATAAAGACATAATTGTTGAAACTAATTTAGGTGAATATGGTATATATGAAGGTCAAGAAGTACCATTAGATTTACCTATGATTGAAGAAGAATTAGATGAAAGTGTAGTAGCTGCAACCGCTGCGGCTATTGCTGCAAGATCAGCTTCTTCCTCCTCAAATAATGCTTTATCTACTTTAACCCCAGACCAATTGTTACTATTAGCAGTAATGGTAGGAGTACCATCACTCGCGGCTATTGTATATAATAGCGGTCTTGTTGATAAAGTAAAGAATTGGATAAATAATTATAAATTAAATGGAGTAATAAAACGTTTAAGAGAAGATCCTGAAGTAATAGAATTTATTAAAAGTAAAAAACCAGGTATTCAAAATTTTCTAAAATCTAAATTAACTGATAAAGAACAAAAATATCTTAAACGAATTAGTTGGAATAAAATTACTAAAGGTGAGATCAAAGAAGGCCAAGTAAACGAAGCTGAATATCAAGGTAAAAAAGTGCAACTTAATAAACCTAAACGTGGTGGTTCAAAGAAATTCTATGTTTATGTTATGAATCCTAAAACTAAAAAAGTTAAAAAAGTATCATTTGGAGCAGCAGGTGGAGGTCAAAACTTAGCAGTTAAAATTAGAGATCCTAAAGCACGTAGAGCATTTGCTTCACGTCAAAACTGTGATAAGAAAAAAAATAGATTAACTCCGGGTTATTGGTCATGTAATATAGGAAGATATTGGAAATCATTAGGTGGAGGTTCAAATTTTAGCGGATATTGGTAATATGAAACTATCAGAATTAAAAAATATTATTAGAGAAGAATATAATTCAGCTTCAAAATTATATGAAATTGAAGGTGTTATTGTTATTGACACTGACACAGCCTTTCATAAACAAATTATGTCTGATGTTCGTGCTGTTAAAGGAATAACAATTGTAAAGGATTATATTTATGAGCCTGTAGGTGCAGCCGCAAATAGAGGATACGCTGATTTAGTTATTAAAATAGATCCATCTCCATTTAAACAAATGAAAGTACAAGATATTGTTGACCAAGTAGTTAATGATATTAAAAGTGTTAAAGGAGTAAGAGCATTTAAAGTAAAAAAAGGACCATTTCAAGCTAATGTATAATGGATTTACGTAAACTAGTTAAAGAAATATTAGATGAACAAAAAACAAAACGTGACAGATGTTTACGTATTGCTGACCGTAAGTTTGATAAACCATCTGCTTATAAATCAGGTGCTGTAGTTAAATGCCGCCAAGGTAAGATTTGGAAAGATTTAAAAGAAGTAATTCAAGAAATAATATTAGAAGATGAATCTCTTCATAAATGGTTTAAACGTTCAGGCACACCAGGTAAAGAAGGCGGATGGGTAGATTGTAATACTTGTAGAGATGGTAAATGTAAAGCATGTGGTAGAAAAAAAGGAGAAAAACGCTCTAAATATCCTTCATGTCGTCCAACACCAGCTCAATGTAAACAACCAGGTAAAGGTAAAAAATGGGGGAAAACAAAATGACAAATGAATTTAATGTAACTGAGTGGATACTTAAAAATAGATTAAAAGAATATGAGGGAGAAGAATATCCTCCTTATATGTACTCACCTGTAGGTTTTGGATGTCATGTATGTAAATTTCATTATATAGAAGATGAAAAACATATGTGTTCTAATAAAAAATATCAAGAATATAAAGGTACAGCTGAATTAATAGATGATAATGGGGATCCTATTAAAGATCCATCTAAATGGTGTTCAAACTGGTTTTTACCTAAAGGAGAATGAGACCATACGTTGATATAGAAGTTACTGATAAATATATTATTCGTGAATTTAACGAAAATATAGACCCAATTGAGTTGATGTGGCATCGTGATGATGAAAACCGTATTGTAGAAATACTTGGTGAAACAGATTGGAAACTACAACTTGATAACCAGTTACCTACTTCTATAAATAAACAAATATTTATACCCAGACATGAATGGCATCGTGTTATAAAAGGAAATGGAACATTAAAATTAAAAATACATAAAATATAGACAGATTCATAGCCTGTCGCTTATAAAAGATAAAATTATGGAGCTGTGGCCCATCCTAAAAGGTGGGCCACCTTAGTTTGTACTTTATAAATAAAAACATTATATTAACAACATATGAATAAGAAAATAGTAATAGTAGGTGCTGGTGTAGCAGGTATTAATGCTGCAACTAAATTAGTAGACAACGGATATCCGGGTGAATTAATAACAATTATTGATAAAGGAAACGATCCATATAATCGTTTACCTGAAGAAGTAATGACAGGTATGTTAGGAGCAGGTGGATGGAGTGATGGTAAATTAACATATCATACAGCAATTGGAGGTCAATTAGCAAAATATTGCGGTGAAGAAAAAGCAATGGAATTAATGAAACAAGTAGTAGATAATTTTACTCGTTTTCATCCTAAACCAGAAGAAATTTTTATGTCTGATCCACAAGAAGAACCTGAATTTATTAAACCATATTTTGGATTACGTATGTTTCCAGTATGGCATATTGGTTCAAATTATCTACATGAAATTGCTAAAACATGGTATCAATATTTAGTTGATAAAGGTGTTAAATTTGAGTGGAATGCTGAAGTAACAGAAATTAATTTTGAAGAAGATTATTTAATGTTTAAAGATACTAATAATTGGGTAGGTAAGAGATTTTATGATAAACTAATATTTGCAGTAGGTAAATCAGGTATTGATTTTGCTCAACAATTAGCAGATGATTATCAATTACCTAATGAACCTAAATCAGTTCAAATTGGAGTTCGTTTTGAAGCACCACAAAAATACTTCCAGAAATTAATTGATATCAGTTATGATTTTAAACTATATCAGAAATTTGATAATGTATCGTTAAGATCATTTTGTACTAATAATAACGCGGCTTATGTAGCAGTAGAAGAAACGTATGGTGATATTACATATAATGGTCATGCTAAAAAAGGTGAAGAATTTAGAAACAATATGACTAACTTTGGTATCTTGATGGAAATTAAAGGTATTGAAAATCCGTTTGAATGGTCAAGAGAAGTGGTTAAAAAGTGTCAAGTAAAAGAAATTCAATCATATAATATACAATCTTTCGATTTAACTCAAGAAGGAATAGCTAGTAGAGGAACAGGAAATGTGATACAAAAAGGTTTATATTATTCTCCTAAAGGAACTAGAAAACCATCTCAAACATCTGAAAATGATAATATAAAAGCTACTCAAATTATAGATTTGTTTCCTATAAGATCAGCTATGGGAAAATATTTTAATTATATTGAAGATTTCATCAACCAAATGAACGAAGTATTTGAATTTGGTGATGATTGGGGTATGTATATTCCTGAAGTAAAATATCTATCACCTGAACCATTAGTAAATTATGACGATTTATCATTAACTGAATACCCAAATGTACACTTTGTAGGTGATGCCTTAAGTGCTCGTGGAATTACAGTATCAGGAGCGCACGGAATATATGTTGCTGAATATTTATTATCAAATAGCAACTAATGGCAAAAATAGTATTATTAAGTTGTACTAAATCAAAATTAAGCAAACCAGCTCCGGCGCAGGAACTATACTCTGCCTCTCCAATGTTTCAAAAGACATTGGAGTATGGCAAGGCGCTTAAACCTGATAAAATGTACATATTATCAGCAAAACATCATCTCGTACCTTTACAAAAAGAATTAGCTCCATATGATAAAACATTGAAAGAAATGCCAAAAGATGAAAAGGAAAAATGGGGTGAAGAAACAATAAAACAAATGAGATCAGCAGGTATTAATCCTGAAAAAGATCAATTTATATTTTTAACTGGTTCAGAATATATGAAACCATTCTCAAAATATATTCCTGAAGATCATATTGAAAAACCAATGGAAGGTAAACGTTTTGGTGAACGTTTAAAATGGTTAAATAATCAAGTTAATAAAATTCAAGAAATAATTAATAAAATAAAAACAGTAATTTATGAAAATCTCAAAAGAGCAACTAAATGAGTATATTAAGCTCTATTTAAATGATGTTGAAGATTATGGTGAAGATAACGAATTAATCATAGCTGAAACAACATTAACTAAATTAAAAAATAATTTAATTACAGAATCTGAATTTGATTTACAGCAAGTAATAACTGAAGCTATAAACAAATCTCAAACTAAATCAAAAATTATTTTAAATGATTTTCTTACATATATGGAAAATATGTAAGCTTGGTTTTTAAATTTTAATTTATTATATTAATAATATGAAAATAGGTTTATGTGGAACAGTAAGTGTTGGTAAAACAACACTTGTTAATGCTCTTAAAGAATTAGAGCAATTTAAAAATTATCAAACAGCAACTGAACGTAGTAAATATTTAATGGAACTAGGAATACCATTAAATACAGATTCAACATTACCAGGTCAGTTTATATTCATGGCTGAACGAGCTAGTGAATTATTACAAGAAAATATTATTACTGATAGAACAGTATATGATGTATGTGCGTTTACATTTAGTGCTAAATCAATTGATTTTCCACAAAAAAGAGCATTTGTTGAAGCAGCTGTACCGTTAATTAAAATGTATGATATAATATTTTATGTATCACCTGAAGGAGTTAATATTGAAGATAATGGTATTAGAACAACAGATCCTGACTATCGTACAAAAATAGATATGGTTATTCAAGCTATGTTAGATGAATATCCACCAAATAAATTAGTTAAAATATCTGGGTCTACTGAAGAAAGAATACAACAAATTAAAGAAGCACTATCTTTATAATATTTATACATAAATAACAACCATGGAAAAAATAAATATTCGCCAGATTATTAAAGAAGAAATAGATATTGCTTTAGATGAAATGGCTCGTGCTAAAGTAATTTATACTGTTAAAGATAAACCATCATTAGAAAAAGTAGTAGACGCTGCTAAAGGTAATACTAAAATGGCTTTACAATATCTTTTAGATAAAGGCGAAATGGCTATAGCTGATTTAGCTAAAGAATTAAAAAAAGATCCAGCTGCCTTTAATAATCCAGGTTTTAGAAAATTAATGTCAGATTTATCTGATAAAAATGTAGTATCAGTAAATTCAGTTGGTACTCCATCTGCTCCAAGTGCTCCTAAAGTAGAAAAACCAGCTCCTAAAGTTGATATGACTGTTGGTGGTGATGATTTTGAAAAAGAAATGCCATCAGATGTTGATGTAATGGCTGGTGAAAAAGAATTTGGTGATGTTGGAGCTGAAAAATTAGCTGATGAAGAAAAAGCTAAATTTGAAAAATTAAACGCAGCTATTAGAAATAAAGTAGCTAAATTAGAAAAAATGTCATCTAAAGACAGAGCTAAATCAACAGATCTAGCTGTTGTAAAACAAATTATTAATAAACCTGAGGTTAAAAAATTATTTAGATCTAAAGGTATAGACGTAATGGACTTAGTAAGTTCAGTTATTGGTTAATTTGAAAATCAAAATAGAATATATTATCATATCCCTGCTTGTCGTTGCATTAATTTTGCAACGACAATGCTCTTCTCCTACTGAGGTGAAAGAAAAAGTAATAGTTAAAACTAAATATGATACTATAAAAAAAGAAACACCAGTATATGTTCCTAAATGGAGTACACGCACTGAGGTAGATATAGATACTTTCCTTTCTCCTGTAGATAGCTTGGCTATATTAAAGGAATTTTATACATTATATAATTACATAGATACAGTAGGAACAGATAGTGTTAAAATTGTTATTAATGATTCTATAACAACAAATAAAATAATAGCAAGACAAGTAAATTATAAAGTAATATATCCAACCATCACTATAACTAAAGAAAAAATAATAAACGAAACACAGTTTTTTTATGGTTTTGGTTTAGGGGCTGGAAATAGAGGTTTTAATTATGTGGGTCCTGAACTTATGTTAAAAACAAAAACAAATAAAGCATATGGATTAGGCATCGGTGTCAATAATAACCTATCTCCAGTTGCAAATTTTAGAATTTACTGGAAAATAGGTAAATAATGAGTCAAGACTTAAGAGAAATAATAAAACAAGAGTACATAAAGTGTGCGCAAGATCCTGCCCACTTCATGCGTAAATACTGTAATATCCAACATCCACAACGTGGGCGTATTATTTTTAATTTATATCCATTCCAAGGTAAAGTATTAAATTTATGGAGAGATAATCCATATTCTATAGTATTAAAATCACGTCAATTAGGTATTTCTACATTAGCTGCTGGGTATTCTTTATGGTTAATGTTATTCCATAAAGATAAAAACGTACTGTGTTTAGCTACTACACAAGAAACAGCTAAAAACATGGTTACTAAGGTAAGATTTATGTATGATAACTTACCAAACTGGTTAAAAATAAAAGATGTAGAAAATAATAGATTAAGTTTAAAATTATCTAACGGTTCAACTATAAAAGCTAAATCATCTAATAGTGATGCAGCACGTTCAGAAGCAGTATCATTACTTATTATTGATGAAGCAGCGTTTATTGATAACGTAGCTGAAACATGGGCTTCTGCTCAACAAACCTTAGCTACTGGTGGTGGAGCCATTGTATTATCTACACCTTATGGTACTGGTAACTGGTTTCATAAAATGTGGGTATCAGCAGAATCATCAACTGATGATGGTACAGGTAAAAAATTCTTACCTATCAAATTACCATGGTATGTTCATCCTGAAAGAGATGAATTATGGAGAAAACAACAAGATGAATTGTTAGGTGACCCTAGATTAGCAGCGCAAGAATGTGATTGCGATTTCAGTACATCAGGTGATGTGGTATTTTATAATGAGTTTTTAGATTTTTATGAAAAAACATATATAAAAGAACCAATTGAACGAAGAGGAGTAGATAAAAATCTTTGGATATGGGAACAAGTTGACTATCATCGCCAATATATGGTTGTAGCAGACGTTGCTCGAGGTGATGGAAAAGATTATTCAGCGTTTCATGTTATAGATATTGAATCTAATACTCAAGTAGCAGAATATAGAGGTCAATTATCAACTACAGAATTTGGACATTTATTAGTTGGTATAGCTTCTGAATATAATGAAGCATTATTAGTAGTTGAAAACGCTACTATGGGTTGGGCTACTATACAAACAATAATAGAAAGAGGATATAGAAATTTATATCATTCACCTAAAAGTGATAAAGCAGAAGCTTCTACGTATTTTGATAAATACGGAAGTAATGATAGTTTAACACCTGGGTTCACTAACTCATTAAAAACTAGACCAATGGTTGTAAACAAGTTTAGAGAGTATATAAGTGAAAAAAGTGTTGTGATACAATCTAAACGTTTAATTGAAGAAATGAAAGTATTTATTTGGAAAAACGGTAGAGCTGAAGCACAAGCAGGTTATAATGATGATTTAGTTATGAGTTTTGGTATAGGATTATATGTTAGAGACACAGCTCTAAGATTTAGTGATACTGGTACTGAATTATCTAAATCTGTATTAAACAGTTTCACAAAAACCTCATTCAACGCTGGAGCATATTCAGCAAACAATAATTTTTATTCACCAACAAAAAACTGGGACATGGATGTAAACGGCCAAAAAGAAGACATAAGCTGGTTACTAAGATAACATATTTATAATTATGGCAGACACTAATATATTCACACGATTAAAACGATTATTCTCAACAGATGTTGTCATCAGAAATGTTGGAGGCAATGAACTTAAAGTAATAGACGTTAATGCAATTCAACGCTCAGGCGAGATTGAAACTAACTCACTATTAGATAGATTTAATAGAATCTATACTACTAGTCCTACTTCATTATATGGTTATCAACAAAACTTTAACTATCAAACATTACGTACTCAATTATATTCAGAATATGATGTAATGGATGGTGATGCTATTGTAGCTTCTGCTTTAGATATTATAGCAGATGAATGTACACTTAAAAATGAACAAGATGAAGTGTTACATATTAAATCAAATGATGAAGATATTCAAAAAATATTATATAATTTATTTTATGATGTTTTAAATATTGAATTTAATTTATGGTCATGGGCTCGCCAAATGTGTAAATATGGTGACTTTTTCTTAAAATTAGAAATAGCAGATAAATACGGAGTATATAATGTTATACCTTATACTGCTTATCATATTGAAAGACAAGAAATGTTTGATCGTGAAAATCCATCAGCAGTAAGATTTAGATACGATCCTGAAGGATTATCAGCTGGTGAATATGGATATTATAATTTACCAGGTTCAAATACAAACAACAGTATATATTTTGATAATTATGAAATGGCTCATTTCCGTTTATTATCAGATACTAACTTTTTACCATATGGTAGAAGTTATATTGAGCCAGCTCGTAGATTATTTAAACAATATACATTAATGGAAGATGCGATGTTAGTTCATCGTATTGTTCGCGCACCAGAAAAACGTGTTTTCTATATTAATGTAGCAGGTATTAACCCAGCTGAAGTAGAAGGCTTCATGCAAAAAACAGTTAATACTATGAAACGTACTCCATATATTGATCCTAAAACGGGTGATTATAATTTGAAGTATAACATGCAAAACATGATGGAAGATTTTTATATTCCAATTCGTGGTAATGACCAATCAACTAAAATTGATACTACTAAAGGATTAGAATATGATGGTATTAAAGACGTTGAATATTTAAGAGATAAATTATTTGCAGCGTTAAAAGTACCTAAAGCTTTCATGGGTTATGAAAAAGACTTAACTGGTAAAGCTACATTAGCCGCTGAAGATATTAGATTTGCTCGTACTATAGAACGTATTCAACGTATATTAGTATCTGAATTATATAAAATAGCATTAATTCATTTATATACTCAAGGTTATACTGAAGAATCATTAGTTAATTTTGAATTATCATTAACTACACCATCAATTATATACGATCAAGAACGTGTAGCGTTAATGAAAGAAAAAGTAGAATTAGCAAACACTATTTTAGAGAAAAAGTTATTACCATCAGATTGGGTTTATGATAATATTTTCCACTTTAGTGATGATCAATATAATGAATATAGAGATTTAATTCGTGAAGATGCTAAACGTGATTTCCGTTTAACACAAATTCAAGAAGAAGGTAATGATCCATTAGAAACAGGTAAGTCTTATGGTACACCACATGATTTAGCTTATTTATATGGTAATACTAAAAATCATGGAACTGTACCTGATGGATATGATGAAAAAAGTGTATTAGGTCGTCCAAAAGAAAAAGCAAGTGATATAAATACTCAAGACAATGCGTTTGGTCGTGATAGATTAGGTAAAAAAGATAATAAAACTGATGATCAAGAATCATTTGGTACACCTAATTATAAAGGAGGTTCACCATTAGCATTAGAAAATAACCGCTATGAGTTTCTAAAAAATAAAACAATACTAGAATCTATGAAAAAGAAACTAGTATTTGACAAAGAAAAAACAGCGGGAACATATTTAGATGAAAATCTTATCAAGGATTAATATTTTTAACATATTTATAATAAAATTTACTCATAATGTTAGTAAAACATAATAAATTTAAAAACTCCGGCTTAATATTTGAACTGTTAGTTAGACAAATCACAGCAGATACATTATCAGGCAAAGAGTCACCATCAATTGATATTTTAAAAAAATATTTTGTTAAAACAGAATTAAGTAAAGAATATAAATTGTATGATACTGTACTAAAACAATCTCAAATTACAGAAGCTAAAGCTAATATTGTTATTGAAGAAGTATTAAAAGCATCTCGTAAATTAAATAGAACTACTTTACGTAAAGAAAAATACAATTTAATTAGTGAAATTAAATCTCACTATAATTTAGATGAGTTTTTTAAAACTAAACTTCCAAATTATAAATCTCAAGCTGCATTATATACATTAATTGAAATATATAATAATCAAGAGTTAACAGACCCTAATCAAATTATTTCTAATAAAATGACTTTGTTAGAAAATTTAACTGCTCAACCAGTTAAAGAAAAAGAAGTTAGAGATAATATTATTGAAGAGTTTAAAAAATATGATAAAGATTTACGTTTATTAACATATCAAGTTTTACTAGAAAAATTTAATGGTAAATATAATTCTTTAAATGATAATCAAAAGGTAATATTAAGAGAGTTCATTAACTTAGTAGATAATACTCCACGTTTAAGAGAATTTTATAATACTAAAATTAATGAGATTAAAACTCAATTAACTAAATTAAATAAATCAGTTACTGATAAAGTAACTCAAATTAAATTAAATGAAGTTATATCATTAATTACAGAAATTGATAAAACCTCAAAAATATCAAATGATGATTTAGTAAATTTATTACAATACTATTCATTAGTTGATGAATTAAAATTAGTAAAATGACCCCAGATAAATTAAAAGAATTAGTTAAGAAAACCCTACAAGAAATGTCTATGACTGGTGGTGGTACTGCTGGAGGAGCATTTAGTGCTGGTGTTGGTATGAATTATGCTACACCTAAAGCATTTAAAAAAGTAAAAAATATAGACGAAACAGCATATGGTACTGGTAATTTAGGTCCTGGTCCAAAAGCTGGAAAAGATGGGGTTAAAGATAATTATTATGTGAAAGCATTTGGATTTAAACCTGTTAATCGTAAACAACAAGCAAAATCATCTAAAGCTATAGATTATAAAGATCTATGGGGTAAAACATATAAATAATATTTATTATAAACAATATTAACATGAGAAATACACTTCAAGAACAATACAATTTAATTAAAGAAGGTAAAGGAGCTAAAGATGTGTTTTTAAAACACGCTAAATCTTTATTTCCAAATTTAATACCTAACCATTATGAATTTAGTTCAGCATCAAAAATACTTCTTCAACGTGGTATTATATCTGAAAACATGATTCTAAATGAAAATTTATGGGGCGTAACTACAGGTAATAACAAACAACCTGATTGGTTTAAATTATTTGAAGAATATACCGCTTCATCTGAAGAAAAAGAAACTAAAGCTGATGCTTCTAAACCATCTAAAGAAGTAGATGAGTATAAAGAAAAATCAAATAGCAAACAATACGAAGCAAAAACTGGTGATGATGTTATTTTTGATCAATACTTAAATGGTATCCAGATTGAAGCATGCAAATCAGAAAACAACGGCAAAACTGTTGATGAATTAAAGAAAATTGTATTAAAAAATCTTAAAAAAGATAACTTATATTATACTAAAAACGCTGCTTTCGGTGTTGAAGGTATTGGCTATACAGAAGACGTTCCTGGTTTAGGTGCTACTAAAGAAGTAAAAGGTAAATATGCTTCATCAGGTATGGAACCAGTTAAATTAAAAGAAAATATGAATACTAAAGAATCTCAATTACGCTCAGCAATTCGTCAATTAATTAAAGAAGAACTTAACTTAAAAGAAATCGATCAAATCGGTGAAGAAGCTTCAAAAGGAGCTAAAGTTAAGAAAATTAACGACGAAATCAATAAACGTAAGAAAAAAATTAAAGCTTTAGAAACGTTAAAAGAATTAGAAGATGATTCAATCAATCCTAAAAAATTAAAAGAATTATATTCTGAAATTAAAAAACTTGAAGCAGCTAAAAACAAACTTGAGAAAAAAGGTAAGAAAAAAGAGCAGATTGTAGATGAAGTTACTATTGTAGATAAAACTACTACAAGTGATGAAGTAGCTGATATAGTAAAACAAGAAAAAACTACACCGGCTGCTGTAAAACAAGCAATTAGTACTGCTAAAACTTCAGGCAAACCAGTAAATGTAGCTTAAAATGAGACAACCGTTAATAGAAACAATACCATTTATAATATCTCGCCAACAATTAATGGAAGGCGTACGAACAGCAGCTGGTAATCCAATTGTTGAAGGCGTATTAGCTACAGCTGAGGTAAAAAATGGTAATGGTCGCTACTATAAAAAAGATCTTTGGGAACGTGAAATAGACAAATATATGTCTTGCGTTAGAGAAAATAGAGCGTTAGGTGAATTAGATCACCCTGAATCTTCTATTATTAACTTAAAAAATGTATCTCATAATATAATAGATATTTGGTGGAATGGAGATAAAGTAATGGGTAAACTAGAAATATTACCTACTCCATCTGGAAATATTGTTAAAGCACTTATTGAAAATAACATTACTATAGGTGTATCTTCACGTGGTATGGGTAGCTTAAAACCACTTGGTGAAACAATGGAAGTACAAGATGATTTTGAACTATTATGTTGGGACTTTGTATCAACACCTTCAAATCCAGGATCATGGATGCAAGTAACTAAAAGTGGTTTAAATGAAGGTTTAACTCACAATACTAACCCGTATGCTAAAGTAAATTCAGTAATAACAGAAATACTTTGTGCTAATGGAACTTGTCCAATATTTTAATTAATTTCTATAAAAATATTTATAAATAGACCCTCCCTTAAAAAGGAGGGTTTCTTTTTTGCAACTCTTCGCATTTTGAACTCTCCATATATATTTATATGTGAATATGCCGTTCCAAATCTACATACGGCATCTATTTATTAATAATCCCTATTACGCTACAGTAATTAAGCGTATTTCCAAAAAACAATTTGAGGACAAAAACTATGACAAACAGAGATTTGTTAAAAGAGGCTATTGCCGACGCAAAAGCAATCAAAGAAACTGCTATTGCAAATGCTAAAGCTGCTTTAGAAGAATCTTTTACACCTCATTTAAAATCTATGTTAGCTGCTAAAATCAACGAGATGGACAACTATTATGAAGAAGACGACACAATGGAAGAAAATCTTGATGAAGTTAACACTGACTTAGAAGAAATGAAAGAAAAAGAAGAAATCGAAGAAGTAGAAGCAGAAATTGAAGAAATTAACCTTGATGAACTTTTAGCTGAATTAAGTGAAACTTCAGAAATTGAAGAAGAAATTACTGAATCAAAAGAAGAAGAAGAAGTTAAAGAAGTTAAAGAAGAAGAAGGTGAAGAAGAAAGTGAAGAAGAAGAAATCGATCTTGAAAACATGAGCGAAGAAGATCTTAAAAACTTTATCGAAAGCGTAATTGAAGACATGATCTCAGATGGCGAAATTGAAGCCGGTGAGGGAATGGAAGCTGAAGCTGGAGAAGAAGAAATGGAAGCTGAAGAAGAAATCAATATCGATGAAGTTTTAGCTGAATTAAAAGACAAAGAAATGGATGAAGCTAAAAAAGAAGAAGTTGATGAATTAAAGAAAGAACTTGATGAAGCAATGAATGCTATCAAAACATTACGTTCAGAACTTAATGAAATTAATTTATTAAACGCTAAATTACTTTACACAAACAAGATTTTCAAAACAAAAAATCTTACTGAATCAGAAAAAGTTAAAGTATTAGCTGCGTTTGACAAAACTACATCTAAAAATGAAGCTAAATTAGTTTACGAAACATTAATTGAAAATTTATCAAAATCAAAATCTTCAATTAAAGAAAACTTAGGTCGCGCATCAAAACCAGCAGGCGTGGCTCAAATTAAGAAACCAATTGTAGAATCTAATGACATGGTTGCTAGATTCCAAAAATTAGCTGGTATTATTTAATTTAAACAAAAAAACAATTTAATTTTTAAAAAACAATGAACTCAATTCAATCATTATTAGAAGGCGCTAACCCATGGAAAGCTCTTCAAAGTGACGCAACTCGTTTAGCTGCGAAATGGGGTAAGACAGGTTTGTTAGAAGGTTTAAAATCAGAAACCGATAAAAACAACATGTCTATGATCCTTGAAAATCAGGCAAAACAATTAGTAATGGAAACTTCACAAACTGGTGCTGGTACTGCAGGTGCTGCTTTTACCGCTGGTGTTGGTGAACAATGGGCTGGTGTAGCTCTTCCATTAGTACGTAAAGTATTTGGTCAAATCGCTGCTAAAGAATTCGTTAGCGTTCAACCAATGAATTTACCTTCAGGTCTAGTATTTTTCTTAGACTTCCAGTATGGTACAACTAAATCTCCATTCACTGCTGCTGCTGGTGCTGGTTTCTATGGTACTGAATCAGTATACGGTGTAACTAACCCAGGAGCTACTGCTTCTGCAAACGGTGGTTTATATGGTGCTGGTCGTTTCAGTTATTCTATCAACAACACATCATCATTTAGTTCAGCTACTGTAGCTTCTGCTTCATGGTCTGATTTTAATTTTGATTCTAACTACTCAGCTTCTTCAGTTTCTCCAGCTGGTGGCCAATGGAAAAAAGTAACTATTACTTTACCTGCAAACACAGATTTTAATGGTGTACGTGCTTTCACTATCGCTTCACAATCAGGTTTCCAACCAAGTGATATTCAAGCTGCTTACACTACTACAGCCGGTACTGTATTTAGTGGTACAACTGGAACAGTAACTTTCTTAGTAACTGGTTCTAAAGTAGGTGATGTTGCTACTGTAGCTAACGTAACTGCTTCATTCCAATTACAACCAACTGATCAATTACGTGGTGATTTCGAAGATGGTAATACTAGCTTAAATGCTAATAACAACCCAATCTCAATTCCTGAAATCAACGTTAAAATGAAATCAGAGCCAATCGTAGCTAAAACTCGTAAGTTAAGAGCTGTTTGGACACCTGAATTCGCTCAAGATTTAAATGCTTACCATGCATTAGACGCAGAAGCTGAATTAACTAGTATCATGAGTGAGTACATCTCATTAGAGGTTGACTTAGAAATCTTAGATATGTTAATCCAAAACGCTTCAGCTGGTACTGAATATTGGTCAGCAATTAATAATATTGCTTTCACAAGTGCAACAGGTAACGGTACAACAACTAACTTAGGTTTCTATAACACTCAAGGTGGTTGGTTCCAAACTTTAGGAACTAAAATGCAGAAATTAAGTAACATCATTCACCAGAAAACATTACGTGGTGGTGCTAACTTCTTAGTATGTTCTCCTACAGTAGCTACTGTTCTTGAATCAATCCCAGGATTTGCTACTAACGCTAAAGGTGATGCTGCTCAAATGACTTACGCTTTTGGTGTACAGAAAGTTGGTAACTTAAACAATCAGTATGATGTTTATAAGAACCCATACATGACTGAAAATACCATCTTAATGGGTTTCAAAGGTAAACAATTCTTAGAAACTGGTGCTGTTTTTGCTCCTTACATTCCATTAATCATGACTCCACTTGTATACGATCCAGATACTTTCACTCCACGTAAAGGTCTATTAACTCGTTATGCTAAGAAAATGGTTCGTCCTGAATTCTATGGTAAAATCTTAGTAAGTGGTTTAAATACCCTTTAATCTGAGTTAAAAAATAAAAATTAAGCCCGAGTTTTACTCGGGCTTTTTTTTGCTATATTTATAATAAATATATTTTAATATGTATTACGAATACACTTGGCCTCAATTTAAAAATATTGATTATATCAAAAAACTGCCCTTACAAGAGCAAATTAACCAATATAATCAATATATAAATTATTTAAGTAATCAAATAAGATTATATGAGATTTATAAAAATCCTAATTTATTTCAATCATTTCAATCTAATACTGCAGTTGCAGGAACTGGAGGTGGTCCTAATACCACTACAACAACTGCTCTTTCATTGAATTTAACATTTGATGATATAGCAAATGCAAATTTACTAGTTGGGAATGCTAATGATGTTAATGATTGGAACACATTCTTTGATTTACCAACATATGGTAATGAATTTACTAGTGTAGAAGTAAATGGGAATGAAATAGTTTTAATAGGTGGTTCAAATATAACTTTAAGAGAATATTTGTTTGGAGATAATGATCCAACAGGAACATCAATATTAGAAATTGTAGATACTGGTTGTATTGTTTCTTGTGAAGATGGTGTATTTTCTGATTATAATATAGGAAATGGTTGTTATGGTTTAACTAAAATACATTTACCTGCAATGACTTGTGGAGGAATATTGCCTTATGCTACTTTTGCAGATTGTGTAGTATTGAGTGATTTAATTTTACCTTTTAGTGCTTATATTGAAATAAAAAGAGATGCATTTAACACTTCTGGTATTGTTAGTGTTAATTTTCCAAATGTTACTATAATAGGTGAGTATTCATTTAGTTTCGTTATTTCTTGTACTTCTATAATTTTACCATCACTAATAACTGCTGCAAATAATTCTCTTAATTATAATCCATTAATTACTAGCTATAGCTTCCCATTATTAACAACTATTCCAAATAATGGTTTTCAAAATTGTACATCATTAACAACAATAAACTTGCCTTCATGTACAAATTTAGGAGAAACAGTTGGAAATAATAATGTATTTTTAAATATAGTAGGAAACACAATAACATTAACAGTACCATCAGCATTAATGACTTGCAATAGTGGAAATCCAGATGGTGATATTCAATATTTACAAACTAATAATACAGTAACAGTAGTAACAATCTAATCAAACAGAAAAGTTAAGACTTTTGTCATTAATAGAATTACATACTAAACATAAACAATAAAAATTAAGCCCGAGTTTTTGACTCGGGCTTTTTTTTGCCATATTTATAATAAAATAATAATATGCCTAATACAGTAGATAATAATGTGGATGCTTTTGGATTAAGAGGAGGAGCCGTAATAAGTGGTTCTGCTACAATAGCAACAGATGGATATGTATATTATCCTTTAACAACATGTGTTTCTAATGTCGTAGTTAGAAATCTGGTGAATGGAAATACATTAACTGGCTCATGGTCAGCTGGAATACCTATTTTTGGTGAGATAATATCTGTAACTCAAAGTTCAGGTGTAGCTATAGTTTATAGTGGTTCTAGATCTATACTTATATAATATTATATGTTAAAATTAGGACTAGGTCTAAATATTAATAAAAATTCTGTTAGAGTACAATCTGTTGCTTATTCTAGTGAATATTTATCTATTTTAGCTAGAGGAACAGCTTTAGGATATACATTACCTAGTACTTCAAGACAAATAAAACAAAACCAACTTATACTTGATTTAAAATCAGCAGGTATATGGAATAAACTTGATGTATTTTATGTATATGCTAATGATGGTAGTAAAGAATTTGCAACCTTAAATTGGAAATCACCTACTCAATATCAATCAACATTAGTTAATTCACCTACATTTACTTCTGATCAAGGTTTTACAGGAGATGGAGTAACTTCATATATCCGTACAAATTTTAATCCTTCAACTAATGGTGTTAATTATCAAAATAATGATGCATCAAGAGGAGCTTATGTTCGTATACCAGTATCTAGTCAATATGTAGATGGTGTAGCTAACGGTAATGATTTAAATCATGGTTTTAGAATAGGTACTAGTCAATTTAATTATATTAATCAAGATGCAGGTTCAATATCTCCTGCTGCTGTTTATTCTACTAACGCTAATTTAAAATCAATTCATACTAATTCTTCAACAGTCACTACAATTGTTGATGGAACAACAGTAACAACACACACACGTACAGCTTCATCACCACCAAACTTTGTATATGATGTACTTAGAAATAATAATTCTTATGGTTCACATCAAGTATCTTGTTATTGGTTAGGAGCTTATTTAGTAGCAGAAAATACAGCATTCAAAACAGCATTTGATACTTACTTACTTTAATTATTATGGTACTAAAAGCAACACAAGAACAATATAATGAATTAAATGGATTTACTTATGGAGTATCCATTTTAGAATTTATAAAAGACAAAAATAATCAATGGGTTATAGGAGAGGAAGTAATTAATAATGATGATTTTTTATCTATTAAAGATAAATTACTAAACTTAACAGTAATAGAATTTATTCCTCCTATTATAATGAGTGAAAATCCAATTTAATTTATAAATAAGCTCGAATTATATTCGGGCTTTTTTTAACATATTTATCAATAAATAGTTATTATGAAAGAACCAAACCGTGAACGTAAAAGTGAAATTAAAGCTATTAATGCTGTTCAATTAAATGAAGAACAAAAAGAAGCTAAACGATTAATTATTGAAAACCAAATTGTAGTTATTACAGGTAGAGCAGGCTCAGGTAAAAGTTTAGTATGTGCTAATACAGCATTAGATTTTTTAAAGAAAAAACAAATAAGTTGTATATATAACACTAGAGCAGCAATTGAAGTAGGTAAATCATTAGGTTATTTACCAGGTGAATTAAATCAAAAGTTTGATCCATACATGGAAGCTCTAGTTGAAAACTTAAATAAATGCTGCAAAGATAAAAATGAAGTAGCATTATTAATTAAAGATGAGAAAGTAAAAGCAATGCCTGTACAATTCATTCGTGGTAAAACAGTAGATGATATTTTAATTGTAGAGGAAGCTCAAAATTTAACTAAAGGTGAAATGTTAGCTATATTAACTCGTTTAGGTAAAACAGGTAAAATTGTTATAAACGGTGATAATGAACAAACTGATATTAAAACATCAGATGGACAAATGAATGGTTTAACATATGTTATAGAATTATCTAAGAAAATAGATGAAATTAAATGGTTTAAATTAAAAGAAAACCATCGTTCTGATCTAGTAGGAAAAATACTAGAACATGAATACGGAAAATAATAAAAACTTACAATATTTATTACTAAAAACATGGCAGCAGGAAAATATTCATTTACTATAGAACAAGGTACAACAGTAAATTTTGAAATTCAATATAAGGATTCAAATGGTAATCCTATTGATTTATCTGGATATGCAGGTAAAATGATGATTAGATCTAATTTTGCTGATGACTCTCCTACAACATATATTACTTTATCTAGTTCATTAAATCCTGATGGTACAGGTTTAAATTTTAGTGGAAGTTCAGGAATTAATCCTCCTGCTAGTGGAACTATAGGAATTTATATAGCATCTTGTACTTCATCTAATTTTACCTTTCCTACAGCAAAATATGATTTAGAAATATACTCAGGAAGTGGAGCATGTCCTTTCACTGTTCGTTTATTAGAAGGAAATATTAATTTAAGTAAAGAAGTAACTAGATAATGAGTGTTAATATAAATACATCAACTAATACTGTTACAATAAATAACTCTGATAGAGTAATTACTGTAAATGATAATAATCAATCTACATCAGTAAATGTTACTCAACCTGTAACTAATGTTATAACTGTAGCTACAGTTGGACCTCAAGGTCCAGCGGGTTCTCAAGGTTCTGGTTCAATTGATACTGGTTCATTTGCAACTACTGGTTCAAATATATTTATTGGAAATCAAACTATAAATGGAACAGTATCAGCTACATCATTTACTGGTTCATTACAAGGTACAGCATCAATAGCTAACACAGTACTAACATCATCTGTATCTTATATTAGCAGTAGTAATAATTCTATATCTTTAAATGAAATTGAAGTAGCTGATTATTCTAATGATGTTACTGTTAGTTTTATAAATGGAAGATTAAAATTTATATTTGGAACACCAGAAAGTCAATCAATATCTTCTTTTTCATATAATAGTACATTTGATACTGATAGATTTAATCAAGTATTAGATAGTTATACTGCTTCAGCCATATGGAGTAATGGAGGGTATACTTTAATATCAGCCTCAATATATGAGGGAACTAGTTTATTATCAATTACTGGTTCAGGTACATCTTTATCTTACGCAACTACTACTTCTGGTAGTCATACTTATACTTTATATGTAACTGCTAGTAATCCATTAGATAATAGTATATTAGTAAAATCATCTTCATTATCCGGTACATTATCTAAAACAAACCCAGGTAATCCTACATTATCTTTAACTCCTATAGTACAATTAAATGCAGCTTCTAATCAAATTGAACAAGGAGCAACAGGAAGTATATTATTTACATCTGCCTCAGGCGCGTCTAATAACTGGGTATTTAATTTTTTAAATTCTTCAGTAGATTCAATATACTTTGTAACAGCTTCAGCAACCGGTTCAGCAACCATTACTATATCTGCTACAGCATATTATTCTTCTTCAGGTGTAGGAGGTTCTGATAATAATCCTCCATTAACAACAACAACATCTACTTCAACATCTTATACTAAAATAAGAAGTGTAAGATATGGTGTGTCTTCTGATACAAGCTATACTCAAGCTCAATTAGAAAATGTAGCATTATGGGATACTACAATTGGAGGAACAATAGGAAGAATAGCTAAAGGTACTGTAAATCCTCATTTATATCAATTTACAGTTACTACATCTGCTCAATATATTTATATAGTTATAGATTCTTCATATACTTTAACAGGTATTTTAAATGTAAATAACTCATATTCAAATGACTTAGGAGTATTTACAGTAACTACTATAGGAAATTATAAAGTATATAGATCAAATAATATATCAGCAACAACAATTTTATACGAATTAAGAACATCATAAAATGGCTATAAATACAATACAAGGATTTAATCCATCTACAACAGAACCTATAGATTCAAGAACAGTAGTAGCCGATTCTTCATCAAGATTTAATATTCCTGTTTACAATTCATATGAAGGTTTATTAGTATTTCAAAAAGATACTAATGAACTTTATTCATTAATAGATACAGGAAGTATATCTAATAGTAGTGGTTGGCAATTAGTAGGAAGAGATATAGCAACTGGCTCCTTCGCAACTACTGGTTCAAATATATTTATTGGAAATCAAACAATAACAGGATCATTAGGAATAACAGGTTCATTAGCTAATGGTAATGAAGTTATAGTGACTGGTAATTATTCACACGCTGAGGGCCGCGAAACAATATCATCAGGAGAATATTCTCATGCTGAAGGTGAATTTACGGTAGCATCCGGAGATAGTTCTCATACCGAAGGTCTAGATACAATATCATCAGGTTATGCATCTCATGCAGAAGGATATGATACAATATCATCAGGATTTGCATCTCACGCAGAAGGAATATTTACATCAGCATCCGGAGATTATTCACATGCTGAAGGAAGGAATACAATATCATCAGGTTTATATTCTCATGCTGAAGGTTTTAGTACAGTAGCATCAGGAATTTCTGTAGGTCCTTTACCAGTTCGTGGTATTTCTGGATATCATATTATTAGTGGTTCAAGTCATGCTGAGGGAGCAGGTACAATTGCCTCTGGAAGTTTATCTCATGCTGAAGGATATGATACAACTGCATTTGGTTTAGCTTCACATGCAGAAGGTTATAGTACAGTAGCATCTGGTTCTTATTCACATGCTGAAGGAGTTGGTACTAGAGCATTAGGTGAGGGTTCACAAGCTGGTGGATATTTTACGTTAGCATCAGGTGGTGGTTCACATGCTGAAGGCGCAATTACTATAGCATCAGGTCCACATTCTCACGCAGAAGGAATATATGTAACAGCATCTGGTGCTTCATCACATGCTGAAGGTAATTCTACATTAGCATCTAGTGATTATTCACACGCTGAGGGATATAGAACAATTACTAGAGGATTTGTTTCTCATGCTGAAGGAGAAAGCACAATAGCATCAGGTAGTGTGTCTCATGCCGAAGGTTATTATACAATTGCTTCAGGAAGTTATTCACATACTGAAGGAGCTTATAATATCACTTTAGGAATAGGTTCACATGCGGAAGGATTTAGAACAACAGCATCTGCAGATTATTCACATGTAGAAGGTGTATATTCACATACATCAGGAAATTATTCTCATGCAGAAGGTAGTGGTTCGTTATCGTCTGGAATTGGTTCACACGCTGAAGGTTATCGAACAACAGCATCTGGTGAATTTTCTCATGCTGAAGGTTATCAAACAATAGCATCAGGTATTTTAATTAATAATTCTATATCAGGATATACAAGATTTAATGGAAATAGTCATGCTGAGGGGGCAAATACATTAGCATCAGGAAGTGTATCTCATGCTGAAGGATGGGGTACTACAACAATTGGTTTTGCATCACATGCTGAAGGAAGACATACAATAGCGTCAGGTGCTTTTTCACACGCTGAAGGTTATGATACAGTAGCATCGGCAGAAGCTTCACACGCTGAAGGATACTATACAACAGCATCAGGTAGAGCATCTCATGCAGAAGGATGGAGTACAGTAGCATCGGCAGAAGCTTCACACGCTGAAGGTTATAGTACAGTAGCATCTGGTTCTTATTCACATGCTGAAGGAGTTGGTACTATTGCACTTACTAATACTATAGGTGTTTTAAGTACTCTATGGCCTCAGCATGTAATTGGTACATATAACCAAACTAGTTCAAATGCTGTATTTATTGTAGGTAATGGATATCAAGCACCTTTCACTGGAGATATAGTAAGACGTAATGCGTTTTCTGTAGAATTAATATCAGGTTCAAACATAACTACTACAGCTGTATTATCTCAAGTATCAGAAAGTTGTAATTTCGCAAACGATGCTGCTGCAGCAACTGGAGGAATACCATTAGGAGGTTTATACCATACAGCAGGAACAATAAAAATAAGATTAAATTAGTATTTTTAAAAGACTTTTATTATATTAACAAAATGAAAGTATTAGTTTTATTTCCTGATAGTATATCTCAACCCATAGGAGGATTAGGGATACAATTTAAACATATATATGAACAACTAAAAGATAAAATTGATTTTTATGTTGTAGGATATCCTGATAATAATCCAGGAATTAAAAATTATAGAGAAGCTAAGAATCCTATATTAGAAGTACAACATGGAACTATAATAACTTTATTAGGTCATTCTATATATTTCGCTGAAGCATTAAAATTTCCTAAACCGGATATAATACATGCTTATGATTGGACTACATATTACGCTGGTTTATTATTATCTCAACATTATAATATTCCTTTATTATTAACAATGCAATTATCTTCTAATGCTTTAGCTACAGTAGGTATATATAATTGTAATGATATTAATACAATAGATGGGTATTATTTACATAAAGCTCATATTGAAACTGAGTGGTTAACTCTTCAAAAAGCAGATAAAATAATAAGTGTGTCTAATGGATATAATAAATATTTTCCATCATTACAACATAAAACAATAACTATACCTAATGGGATTAATTTAAATGAATGGATTCCTAATAAAAAAATAATATTTCCTGGTGATTCTAACAATATTAAAGTAGTATATATAGGAAGATTTGCTTCTATGAAAGGTATTGATTTAATACTATCAGCTGAAATACCAAAAGGAATAGATATAATTTTTATAGGAAGTTCTGATGGAGGAGATAAACATATTATACAATCTATAGAAGATAAAATAAACAATCATCCTAATTTTCATTATATAGGACCAGCATATGGTCAAGATAAGATTAATAAACTTTGTTCAGCTGATGCTGTTATAATACCTAGTTATCATGAACCGTTTGGAATTGTTGGTTTAGAATCATTAGCATCTAAATGTATAACTATATCTTCACGTGTAGACGGTTTAGGAGATTATTTAAATGATTCAAATAGTTTACATTGTGGTAATACATCTATTGGGATAACTAATAGTTTAAAAACATTAAAATTATTATCTCAAGAACATAAAGAAAAATTAATATTTAACGGATTAGAAACATGTAAAAATTATTCTTGGGATGAAATAGCAGATAAATATTATAATGAATATATAAGTTTATTTTAATTTAAGGATATATTACACATATTTATACGTGAATAATAATTAAAATAACATGGCAAATATACCTATATGGCCTGGTTCAAGTTCATTTATACCTGGAAACACTCCATTTGGTTTTTATGATAATGACTATGCTTTTCAAATAGACGCGGATAAAGTAGCTAAATTTTGTGCTCAACGTTTAGGATATCCTATAATGGAAGTTGAATTGCAAGATATACATTTCTATACAGCTTTTGAAGAAGCTATAACAACATATGGTAATGAGTTATACGCTTATAAAATACAACAAGATTATTTATCTTTTGAAGGTTCTTCAACTAGTATAAATGTTAACAATGCTATTATAACCCCATCATTTGCTTCTATTGTTAGAATGTCAGAGCAATATGGTGAAGAAGCAGGTTCTGGAGGTAACATAACATGGATTAGAGGATTATTACCTATGACTGCTAGTGTTCAAGATTATGATTTGAACGCTTGGGCTCTTAGTAATAACATTACTGGTGGTATAGAAATAAAAAGAATATTTTATGAATCAGATCCTGCTATTGTAAGATATTTTGATCCATACGCTGGTACAGGTACTGGTATGCAGCAGTTATTAGATAATTTTGGTTGGGGTAATTACTCACCTGCTATTAACTTTTTATTGATGCCTATTAATTATGATTTACAAAAAATACAAGCTATTGAATTTAATGATCAAATCCGTAAATCACAATTTAGTTTTGAATTAGTTAATAATCAATTAAGAATATTTCCTACACCTAAATTAGATAGAAATTTAAGTATACAATATATTTTAAAGGAAGATAGGTTGAATAACGGTATAGTAAGCGCGTCAAATCAAGTAACTAATATATCTAACGTACCTTTCACTAATCCGGTGTATTCTCAAATTAATTCAGTTGGTAAACAATGGATTTATGAGTACGTGTTAGCTATATGTAAAGAAACATTAGGATTAATTAGAGGAAAATATCAAACTGTTCCTATCCCTAATTCAGAAGCTACTTTAAATCATGGTGATTTATTAGCTGATGCTAGAGCAGAAAAATTAGCTTTAATTGAAAGATTAAGAACATATTTAGGTGATACATCAAGAACTAAATTATTAGAAGCCAGAGCATTAGAGGCTGATTATAAACAAAAAGAAATGCAACAAGTTCCACTTCCTATTTATGTATACTAATGGCATTATTTGGTTCAGCAAGAGATATTTCAGTATTTAGACATATAAACAGAGAACTGTTAGGGGATATTATTAACCAACAAGTAGCTTTTTATAAGTTTAAATTAAATGAAACTATAAATAATATATATGGAGAAGCATCTAGTGAAAAATACTATGATGGTCCAATATTATTTAACTGTTTAATTACTCGTCTTGACCAGCAATATGCTGACGCTCCATATGGTGTTGATTTTAATTGGCAAATACAAGCTGCTTTTTTAAGAGATGATTTAGTAGATGCTAGATATGTACCTGAAGTAGGTGACATATTATTATATCAAGAAAGCTATTATGAAATAAATAGCATAATAACAAATCAACTATTTGTAGGTAAAGATCCATCATATCCAAATGAAATCAATCCATTGAATCCTGGTTTAGAAAACTATGGTTATAACGTATCAATAGTTGTTAAAGCACATGTAGTACCAGCAGATAAATTAGGAATTTCTCGTGAGCGTTTATAATATTTATTACAATACGTAATATTTATTATAAATGACAAACGGAAGAAAACCTATACCTAAATCTCAAAAGACAATCTCAGAAGAACTTCAAACTCCGTTGTCGGAGGGAGGAGTAGGATTTCAGCCTACTGGTAATCCTAATAACATATCATTAAATAGTAATTCTAATGAGCAAATTACCGGGATTGATTTTAACAGAGCTTTAAAACAAAGCTTCACTAACGATAATGTTAAACCATTCACTGTTGGTATTGAAGACATAGATAACGCTGTATTTTATTATTTTCAAAAAGTTATTAGACCGTTTGTTATACAAAACGGAGAAAGAATAGAAGTACCAGTTATATATGGTTCACCTGAACGTTGGAAATCAGTTCAAAAAGATGGATATTATAGAGATAAATTAAATAAAGTAATGTCACCTTTAATAATGATTAAACGTAATGACATTACTAAAGATAGAAGCATAGCTAATAAATTAGATGCAAATTCTCCTAATTTATATGTTAGTTTTAAAAAACAATACTCTCCTAAAAACTTCTATAATAATTTTAATGTATTAACAAATCGTATTCCTAATAAAGAATACTATGCTAATGTAGTCCCAGACTATGTAACTATAACTTACGAATGTATGGTTATGACTTACTATATGGATCAAATGAATAAAGTTATTGAAGCTATAAACTACGCCTCAGATTCATATTGGGGTGATCCTAATAGATTTAAATTTAAAGCATCAATAGATACATTCAACTCAGTAACTGAATTATCTACAGATCAAGATCGTATAGTTAGAAGTACATTTAATATTAAATTAAATGGATATATAATTCCAGATGTTGTACAAAAAGATGTTACCGCATTAAAAAAATTACCATCAATATCTAAAATAACATTCACATTAGAAACAGATAGTACTTCAGAAGCATTATCAACTTCTGCTAAACGTAATCCAATGAAATCAATACCAGCTACCTTCTTTGATAATGTCACTGTAGTAAGTGGTGGAAGTGGAACATCACAGGAAACATTAGATTATTTAGCTTTAAATAAAATAAAAACTGCTGATAGTACCTTAACAACTAATAATGGTACAATATCAACAGCTACATTTGTTAATTCTACAATAGCTATAGCTCCAGGTTCATTAACTCCAACAACAATAAATAACTTTTCAATATATATTAATGGACAATATGTAGAAAGTAGTGCTATAGTTTCGTTTGCTCAAGTTGGATCAGATGTAGTATTAACTCTTAATAACTCTGAGTTAGGATTTGGTTTAAATACAACTTTCGAAATAATAGCATCAGGTAAATTTAGTAACTAATGGCATTAATAAGAAGCACACAAATAGAATACCCATTATCAGGTTCATTCAGTGGATCATTTAATGGTAATGGAAGTGGATTAACAGGTATTGTTTCATCTTCATACGCTTTAACAGCGTCATTTATAAACACATTAGGTTCAAATGCTTTTATTCAAGGTGGAAATAGTTTCGCTACAACAGCATTATTAGGTACTAATGATAATCAACCATTAGCATTTGAAACTAGTGGTTCTATTCGAATGTTTATATCTAATTCAGGTAATATTGGTATTAGAACAAATTCACCATCATATTCATTAGATGTTAATGGTATTGCGCGTGTTGGTGATCAATCTACATCTGGTCAATTATATATTAAAGGAGCTTCAGGTACAGGACAATATATTTATTTAGATAATGGAGCTGGTAATACAATTTGGACTATTATTGGTGGTGCTAATTATACTATACTAGAAAATAGTACTAGTAGATTTGTAGTTAAAGAAGGTGGTAACGTAGGTATAGGAACCACTACACCATCTGTAGCATTAGAAGTAAGTGGCTCAATATTAACAACAAATGGATATGGTAAATTCTTCGGAAATGTAAGATCTGATTTTCTTAACACATATGACAATTCTAAATCTATAATTGGAAATCCTAGTAATTATGTTAACATTTATGATGGTAGTGGAAATACTGCTATTAGAATAGATGTCACTGGTAGTGTAGGTATTGGAACAACATCACCTGGATATAAATTAGATATAAGTGGATCTGTTAGAATAAGATCAGGTTCTCAATTAAGAATTGATGATACTTCTGATGGAAATTATACTAGAATACAAAATCGTGTGATTGCGTTTTCAAGAACTAATGGTAGTAGTGAAGCAGTATCTATTGATGGTTCTAGTGATAATTTATTAAATATATATGCTCGTTCTGGGTTAACTCTTAGAGGTGGAGGTTCAGCTGTTAATGTTATGCTTATTAATGATGAAGGAGGAGCATCAGGAAATGCATCTGTGTTAATTACAGGTACAAGTACAGGAGCTAACTCAGGTTCATTACAAATTAGAAATTCATCTAATACACAAGTATTTAAAACATTTGATGGTGGTTCAGTAGCAGTAGGAACAATAACATCTCCAACATCTCGTTTACAAGTGAAAGGATCAGGTGCTTCTTCAGGAACAACATCGTTATTAGTAGAAAATAGTAATAATCAAGCATATCTTAAAATTACAGATGATGGTACTGTATCTATAGGTAAATTAACAGATGGTGAGATAGTAATGTATGCTGGTAATTTTAGATCATTTTTAAAATTTAATAGTAATAAATTAGAATTTCAAGATTATTCAACACGTGCTGGAGCTCTTAGTTCTACAGGATTAATACTAACAAACGCGTCTGATCCATTCGCAACTAATAGATTAGATGTTGTTGGTAAAGCATTTATTGGTCCTACTATAGCAGTAGCATCAGCATCTCTTCAAGTAGTAGGTGCTACTACATCTTCATTATCTTCTTCATTATTAATTCAAAATGTAGATAATACTTATAATTTTAATTTTAAAGATAATGGTGATTTATTAACAACTAATAATTTTATAACTATTAGTAGTTATGACACTACAATAAATGGAAGTAATGGAGTTAAAATTAATGGGACAGGGTTCACCACAGGATACATATATAGAAATACAACAAGTGGATTTTTAGCATTAAGTAATGATGCTACAGTATCTACTAATATAACATTATATGGTTCTACTCATGCCACATTAAAAGACTCAATAAGAATTAATCAATCAGGTTCAACTGTTGTTACAATAGTTTCTGGTAGTGTAGGTATTGGAATAACATCACCAACACAATTACTACATGTAGCTGGAAATGCTTTAGTCACAGGTAGTATATATTTTGGTAATGGTAGTCATTATCTAACAACAGATAATTCTACATATGCTATGATTTCATCTAATAGAGCATTACAGTTAGCAAATAGTGGAAATCCTGTATTAACTGTAAGTACTGGTCAAAATGTAGGTATAGGAACAACATCACCAACATCAAAATTACATGTATCTGGTTCAGATGTATCTGGGTCATTAAATGTAAATAATGTTTTATATGTGAGTGGGAGTAATGTAGGTATAGGAATAACAACTCCTAGTGCTAGTTTACATATATCAGGAGCTTCAGGAGCAACATTATTACGATTATCAAATCCTGTATCATCTGAGTTTACAATAAAACCAGATTCTACACTTACAGAATATACTGGTTTGTATTGGGGTAATGATTATAGACTTTTAGCTAAAGCAGGAAATCCTCTTTTTATAAATGTTTCAACTAATATTAATTTTTCTGATGGATTTCAATCTAAATCTTCAATAAATAGTAGTGGTCAATTTGGTATGGGAGTAGGTAGTGCTACTAGTATATCAGCTACAGCACATGTACGTGGTTCAGGGGCTACATCAGCTACAACAGCTTTAAGAGTAGAAAATAGTAACTTATCTTCTTCATTAGTAGTTCTAAATAACGGAAATGTAGGTATAGGTGTTGCTGCTCCTACAAAACGTTTAGAAGTATATGATGGAACTGTTGGGGATGGATTAAGTATAGTTAGATCAACAGTTTCTACTCAAAGAATAGAGTTAATTCCTAATGATTCTACTGCTTCTACATTAATTAAAGGTGGTGGTAATGATAAACCATTTTATATAGCTTCTTGGGCAAATGGTAATTCAGCCCAACCTCTTCATTTTGGTACAAATTATACTAGTGGTCTTAATGAGGTTAGAATGACTATTTCTACTACAGGAAATGTAGGTATTGGAACAACATCTCCATCTGAACGACTTCATATAGTTGCTTCAGGTAGTGGAACAGATGTACCATTATATATTGCAGGTACAAATACTAAAGGAAGTACGGGTTATTTAGACTTTTTAAAAGTTGAGAATACAGGTGGGGTATCAAATCCTAAAAAATTCTTTAGAATAAACAATTCAAACGGAGCATGGGAAGTTGTTAATAATGCTTACAGTGCAGTTATAATGTCACTTGATGATACAGGTAACATGGCAATTGCTGGTACATTAACGCAAAACTCTGATGAAAGTTTAAAGACTAATATACAAACTATACCAAATGCTTTAGAAAAAACATTACAATTAAGAGGTGTTGAGTATGATAGAATAAGTACTAATAAACATGAAATAGGTTTAATTGCTCAAGAAGTAGAACAAATATTTCCTGAGTTAGTTAGTGAAACAAATGGAATAAAATCTGTAGCTTATTCAAATGTAGTTAGTATATTAATAGAATCTATTAAAGAACTAAAACAAGAAATAGATACTTTACGTAAACAAATAAATAATACAATATAATTATAAAACAAATATAGTAAATAGTATACAATTTAATGATTCTTATGAATCTGTTTAATATTTATATATAAAATAAAATTATGGCATTACAAGTAACAGGTAGTTTTAAAAACGGATTTGCATCATATGTTGATCCTCAATTACAATTAATTCCTCATTTAACATACAGAAATAGTATAGCTATGGATGTACAAATTGTTATAGCAACTCCAGGTGAATCAGGAAGTATTAATTACAGTCAAGTAGGAACAATTCCTATGTATCCACAAACATCAGAATTAATAGCACCTTCTGCATCTGTAGATCCTTATGCTGATTTAATATATTCTTTAGAAACATATATTATAACAAATCTTTCAGGTTCAAATCCAGATTGTGTTTTCAATCGTTTCTAATTTAAATTTGGAAATATAAAATAAGTTTATTAACGTTATATCATGGAAACAATTAAATTAACACAAGAAGAAATTGATTCATTAAAATCAATTCAAGAAGCAAACAACAACTTAATGATTAATTTTGGTCAATTAGAAATGACTTTTCAATCATTACAATTACAAAAAGAAAGTCTAATTGGAACATTAGCTAATCTTAAAAACAAAGAAACCGAAATTGGTACTAAGTTACAAGAAAAATATGGTAATGGTAACATTAACCTAGAAACTGGAGAATTTACCACAACAAATTAGTTTTTGACAGAGACTTAGATATTTATTATCAAACAAATAATAAACTTAAATCTAAGCAAACATGGCAGAAACATTATTATCTCCAGGAGTTCTTTCATTAGAGAACGATCAATCACAAGTAACACAAGGTCCAGTTACTGTGGGAGCAGCTATTATAGGCCCAACAGTTAAAGGCCCAGTTGAAATACCTACAGTTGTTACTTCATATAGTGATTACGTAAATAAATTCGGTTCAACATTTGTAAGTGGTGGTGATGTATATTCATATTTTACATCAATCACTGCTTACAACTATTTTAATAATGGTGGTGAATCATTATTAGTAGCAAGAATAGTAAGCGGAGCTTACACATCAGCTACATCTTCATTTGTATCAGGTTCAACTGCCGGAGCTGTAGCTTCTGGTAGTACAATTGTGTTAGAAACACTTTCTGAAGGAGCTATTATGAATAGCACTAGCCCATTAATTAGTGGTTCATTAACTAGTGGTTCATCTGATAATTTAAGATGGGAAATTGTAGCGCCTGATACTTCATCAGGTACCTTTGGATTATTAATCCGTCAAGGTAATGATACTACAAATTCTAAAGTAGTATTAGAAACATGGACTAATTTATCATTAGATCCTAAATCACCAAACTTTGTATCTAGAGTAATAGGTGATTATACATTAAATTACAATTCTACAAGCAATCAAATCGAAATTTCAGGTTCTTATCCTAACGCTTCAAAATATGTAAGAGTAAAATCAGCTATATTAACACCAGATTATCTTGATAATAATGGTTTACCTAAAGCTCAATTTACAGGATATGTTCCATTAGCTCAAAGTGGTTCATTTGGTAGTGCGGTTGGTAGTATGGAAACAGCTAATAATAACAAATATTATGAAAGCATTACAGATACAAACTCACAAGGTGCTGTAGCAGCTAACTATGCTAACATGATCAACTTATTATCAAATCAAGATGATTATAGATTCAATGTATTATTAACACCAGGTTTAGTAAATAATTTTGCTAGTCACGCTAATTCTATTTCAAATATTATAACTAACACTCAAAATAGAGGTGATAATTTATTTGTACTTGATTTAGTAGGATATGGTTCATCAGTAACAACAGTAGTTGGACAAGCTGCTTCACGTGATAGTTCATATGCTGCTTCATATTGGCCATGGTGTCAAATACAAGACCCAAGTTCAGGTAAAAATGTTTGGGTTCCAGCTTCAGTATTAATCGCAGGTGTTTATGCTTATAATGATAAAGTAGCTGAACCTTGGTTTGCACCAGCAGGTATTAGCCGTGGTGGATTAGGTACAGTAATTCGTGCTGAACAAAAATTATCACAAGCAAATCGTGATTCATTATATCAAGGTAAAGTAAATCCAATCGCTACATTCCCTGGAACTGGTACTGTAGTATATGGTAACAAAACATTACAAACTAAAGCATCAGCTCTTGATCGTGTAAATGTTCGTAGATTATTAATTTCATTAAAATCATATATTGGTCAAGTAGCAAATACATTAGTATTTGAACAAAACACTGTAGCAACAAGAAATCAATTCTTAGCTCAAGTTAATCCATACTTAGAATCAGTTCAACAAAGACAAGGTGTATATGCGTTTAGAGTAGTAATGGATGAAAGTAATAACACACCAGATGTAATTGATAGAAATCAATTAGTAGGTGCTATTTATTTACAACCAACTAAAACTGCTGAATTTATCTATCTGAACTTTAATTTAACAGCAACAGGAGCTACATTCGCGTAATTTTTAAACCTAATAATATTTATAATAAATAAATAATAAATAACATGCCAGTATTAAATCCAAACGAAATATTTTTCACAGCATTTGAACCTAAACAACAAAATAGATTCATAATGTATATTGATGGTTTTCCATCATATATGGTTAAGGGTGTTAGCGCAGTAACATTAACTCAAGATACAGTTAAATTAAACCACATGAACGTAGCTCGTTACGTTAAAGGTAAATCAAACTGGGGCCCAATAACATTCACACTATTCGATCCTATCACTCCTTCAGGTGCTCAATCAGTAATGGAATGGGTACGTTTACATCATGAATCTGTAACAGGTCGTAACGGTTACTCAGATTTTTATAAAAAAGATCTAACATTCAACGTAATTGGTCCTGTAGGTGATATTGTTAGTGAATGGATTATCAAAGGTGCTTTAATTACTGAAGCTAATTTCGGTGAATATAGCTGGGATAATGAATCAGTAGCTCAAAACATCACAATGACTGTTCAACCTGATTATTGCGTTCTTAATTTCTAAAATTACTTTTCCCGAAGTATACAGAAAGTTAGCTTGGCTTTTAGCCAAGCTTTCTTTATCTTATATATTTATATTAAACGTTATAACAAACAATTTATGAGTAATTTCCCAACCGAAGTTATAGAACTTCCATCAAAAGGATTAGTATATCCTGAATCAAACCCATTATCTTCAGGCAAAATAGAGATGAAATATATGACTGCCCGTGAAGAAGATATTCTTACAAATCAATCTTATATTAAACAAGGTATTGTATTAGACAAACTATTACAGTCACTTATTGTATCTAAAATTAACTACAATGACTTATTAATAGGTGATAAAAATGCTGTATTAATAGCATCACGTATTTTAGGTTATGGTAAAGATTATAGTTTTAAATATAAAGGTGAAGAAGTTAATGTTGATTTAACTCAAATTGAAAATAAAATTATAGATGAATCATTATTTATTAAAGGTAAAAATGAATTTGCATTTAAAGTGCCATCTACTTCAGATGTACTTACATTTAAATTATTAACTATAAATGATGAAAATAAAATAGACCAAGAAGTAGAATCATTAAAGAAAATAGGTCAAAATACAGAAAAATCAACTCGTTTAAAACATATGATTACTTCTATCAATGGTGATAAAGAAAGTAAATCTATACGTGAATATGTTGATAATTACTTATTAGCTAAAGACGCTTTAGCTCTTCGCGCTTATATTAACAAAATACAACCAGATGTTGATTTAACAGTAACTGTTAATACTTCGAATGGCCCAGTGGAGGGGGTGTCAATGCCGATAGGGCTTGACTTTTTTTGGCCTGACTTTGGAGCATAGGATGATTTTATTTAATCAAATTCACGAAATAATATTTCATGGTAATGGTGGATATGATTATGAAACAGTGTATAACATGCCTATATGGTTACGAAAATTTACTTTTAATAAATTAAAAGAACATTATCAACCATCAGATGAGGATGATGTTATAAGTAAATCAAAACAAGCAATGAAAACAGCTCA